GTCCTCTTAGTTAAATGGATATAGTTTTTAAAAATCTAAGTCATTGATTTTGTTTTTAATAAAATCAAAAAGCCATTTCAAAATGTACTAATTGAAGTACACAAATAAATCAATTATTTTCGTATATTTTGCATTTTTTTATACCCTGATACTACTCGGTTAGAACAATTTGTCAGAAAGATTAAATTTTCTGATGGAAATATTACAGGATGTCTATATGATTCACGATTAAGACTAATCTTAATCAAAGTTTCTTATATGAACCCCACTAACAAAATCGATAATCAGAACATTACAGAAATGGGTGTGCCAATTTTTGCTGCTACTACGGCAGCAGCATCCTACAAGTTTGGAAACGAAGGGTTTGTTGACATCATGTTCATTCGCCCTAAATTTGTAATCGGCGACACTATACATGATACTCGAGGGTTACCACCTGGGGCAGAATCTCGCGCAGCAATTATGGAGTTCCAAACAGTAAGTGCGATTACTCTAATTGCTACGCAAGCCAAGCAAATGATTGAAACTCTTCAAGATCAGCTTGATAAGCTAGAAAAAATGTAAGTATGGAAGTTTCATTTACTGGAGCCTATGGTTTCGCTGGTGTCTCATTTGAGGTGCCTCATGACATCACAAAACCTGAACTAAGCCAGCGTATCGCTGTCTCAGATGCAACCACGTTTAATCCGAATTTCAGGCATTTTGTTGAGATGTCATCGGTCGTGGAATATGATCATCTGAATACGATAGTCCTCTCAATCATAAAAACAGGAATCGAAAGAGCGAGTATCATGAACCTAAGCGGTCCATTAACAGTTGGCTGGGCAATTTCTCTCACTGTTGCTCTTATTCTAGGCGCATCCGGCATAGCAGGTACTACATACTGGGCGCTGCACTCAGACATAAATGAGGTCAGAAACGGCGCCTCAGACGATGTATCTTCATTGAGGGATGACATGCGTGCAGATTTTAACCGCCTAGATTCAAAATTTGACAAAATTAACGATCATTTAGATAAAATTTCCACCTCAATCAATGATGTTAAAATTGAACAAGCTAAAAACTCTTACTAGCAATCCCTCCATGTCAGTAATGTGCTTTTATTCATAACTATTTGTTATATACATTTAAAAAGCAGCTTTTAAGCTGCTTTTTTTACATAAAAAAATAGAGTTTATTTAGACATTGGATCTTTAGCTTCATAAACAGCTATGACTGTAGCCGTTATTTTACCCAGCACGATGATCCCTTCCAGCCCCTCACCATCGATTGTTTCACCGTCCGATGTTATAATTCCTGTGCTGAATAATTTGCCTACCTGCGGGTAGTCGCCGAGTTGAAAAGCGACTGCTTCTCCATTTTTGGCGGTGAGAGTGCGGTCTACCAGCACAAAACCTTCCTGTGTTTCTAACCGCATCATATTGGCTGGGTGAGGCATCAGCATGCCGTTCAGGGTGAGTCTGGGCTCGATGTAGTCAATCGCCGGTGAAGGAAATCCCATATCAGATCCCCCCGTTTGGATTGAACTGCTGGTAGGTCTTCGCTTCACCCTCTTGCGTGGAAACGTCACGAAACGTGGTTGTATTCGTTTTTATCCACTGATTTGCCTCGCGCAGGCTGAAGTGCCAGTTAAGCCGTTCCAGTTCTTTGACGAATTCCTCGGTCGTGACAATTCGCCCGGCACCCGCCTTGGTCCTGATGGCACTTACAAGCGCGTCTTTGATCTCGTAGTCTCTCGGCATGATAAAGCCTCCTCTGATAAATACTGTATGGATAAACAGTAATATCGTTCGGTATGATTGATCAAGCCGGACCAGTTCACATATTTGTAAAGGGTTTGAGAGGTAAGGGTTTTTAATCGTGCGGGAGTGGCGGTGAGTAACTAATCTCAAATGACCCACCCCGTAGCCTGCTCAGACAGGAGCGGATGAGTTATTGCCCGGTCGCCGGGCTTTTTTATAGGTGTGTATATATGACTGATGATAAGATCGAACCCAGCTAACTTTAACAACTTTAACTTATGGAATAGGTAGTCATGGCTGAATATAAACGCAGAGGTTTTTTGTTTGGATTGTTAATTATAAGCGCCATGATTATTATTTCCTCATCCATAAAATATATCGATGTCAGTAAAAATGAGGCCATTGAGAATATTGAGGCGTCCTATCACTCATTGCTTATTGCAAAATCTCTGAATGAAGGCTCGATAAGTGAACACCACCTTTTGCCCGTGGTAACTCAAGGGGGTGATGTAAATAAGGGTATACCTTGGGGCGCAGCAGTTCGTGACAAGTCAGGCTCGTACATATATACAAGTTTCCCCTCGCTTGGGTTTTTAATTCCAGCCACATTCATAAAAGCACTTGGGCTAAATTACTCAGTAATGAGCATTTTATTTTTAAATATACTCATTATGACATCATCAGCTTTACTATTTTTCGTCACACTATTAAATGTGTTCAAACCACAAAATCACACCCAAGCCATTTTGATAGCACTAGCATGCTCTCCATTGATTTTATCAAGAGAGTCTCTGGCTTCTACAGGCTTACTATACTGGCCCCAATCACTTAGCCAGTTGTTCATTGCTGCATTTGCTTTTTCAATCTGCAAGATAATTGTAAGTAACAAAAGCTCATGGGTAATGGCATCAGGATTTTCCCTATACTTTCTGTGCATGACAGAGTGGACCGGTTACGTTATTGGCGGTCTGTCCGCAATCTACTTTTTGGTAAGCAAAAAAAGAAGAGACGTAAGTTTAGCTTTTGCCATGCTAGCATCAATCTTCTTAGCTGCTATAACGTTCTCTATTCAACTCTACATGACTCTTGATTTAGGAGAGTTCATTTCGGCTTCGATTACGAGGTTCTCAGTAAGGAGTGGTGGTGATGCGGATTTCAGGGCCTTGTTTGCTGGTTATTATCAGTCCTACGGTTTGTTTTTGATTGTCATCCCTGTGTTTATAGCTTCAAAATTAATGAATAAAGGAATTCGCAATGACTTAGCAAATCTTATGGTTATTTTGTTGGCATTTTCTTTGATTGAGAACATAATCCTTGCACAGCATGCAACGAGTTATACATTTGATAGACTGAAGCTTTCATTTGTCATTTCAATAATGATGTGTCAAACCTTTCTGGTCAGCAAAGGTAAATGGCTCTTTGCTCCAGTAACTTTAACTATTATCTCTTGCATATTATCATTTGCAACATATCGTTCTGATGTTAGTCAATTCAGAAGCTGGAAGGATGTGCAAACAGCCAATATTGCCATAGCGAGTAAAGCGCTGACCGTTGAAGGTTATGATTGTGCATCAATCTACAACAGCACCCGAGTAAGAGCTTACCTTAACTTGATTATGGGACGGTCTGTATGGGAGAGATTGCCAACTGAAAAAGAAAAGAACACTAAAGGTGAATGCCCGATTATTGTAATAAACGGGGATATACCATTTAAAGACCTCCAAAGAATAACATCCATTGATGTATATAGAGGCGGTCTACTAGAAAGGAAAATACACTAATTCAAGATGTGAAGGGGCAGAATTTATGCCCCTTCACATACGATACTGTTCAATTGCCAGAAGGTTAGCGTCTACATTATGACTTTGGTTTTTCAGGCCACGTGACCTGATTTGACGTATTAGCATCAATACGATTAAGCAGCACACGATACTTTTTCCATAAAGGCAGGGATGCAGTTTCATCCTCTGTTGCTATCTCCAGATCAACAGCATCTTGGAGGACTGATATCTTTTGGTTTGCTTCATCCATCATCGCAGACTTGAGGTTTAAGTTTCCTGTCAGCGCATACGCGTCCTGAGCTGCCTGCTGTTCTTTAGTAAGCGGAGGCGCTGAGAATGATTTCCCGTTATAAAGATATCCAGCAGTTACAGATGAGTCCTCATCTAGAGCCATCAGCTCAGCTTTATCACCATAGCCTGCTTGCTTGACGTCATACTCTGTCTCACCATCCCATGCGATGATGTTTAGTACCACACCCTCAACGACGATTGCGTAACGGCTACTCATTATGCGTACTCCTCAATAATTACAAGACCATCATCACCACTACCTGAGCCACGCGGAGTGCCACCTGATGGATACGAAGATCCTGCACTTGCACCGCCAGGATACCCACCGTTATCACCGTTGGAGCCGGTGCGGGCCACCCCCGCAAAACTTGCGAATGCTGCCCCCCCCTGCCCGCCAATACTCGTAATTGCTGATCCTTGTCCGTCCTGTCCTTTCACAAGCAAAGAAGCAGTAGCCTTTGAAGAGGTCGGGGTTCCGCCGATTGCAGCAGTACCAGCACTGCCTCCACCGCCGCCTTTAGCAGTAACTCCAAGCAATGGAATCAAGGTGTCTCCTCCAGCCACTCCGGAAGCCGAGCTATTTGCCGCTACTGCTGTGCCTCCCTTGCCAACAGTAATAGGAATCGATGTCAGCCCCGACAAATCTATCGTTACCTCGACATAAGCCCCGCCTGCACCGCCTGCCGCACCGACCCCTGCGGTTGCTGTTCCAGCGCCTGATCCCCCTGCACCCCACGCCCTCACACGAACCTTTTTTGCTCCAGCTACAGGAATGTAATTACCGGTTATTGGAAATGACTGGATATTGAGAAGGCGTCCGGGACCGACCAGCGCTTTCATAGCAGTAAGGAGTTGTGCGTTATTTGCTTTTGCCAGTGTGATACCGGCAGCTTCAATAACGGCTGCAATCTCCTCCTGGACAGAATCAAAAAAATCAGCGTCCAGCGCGGTCGGGAGCTCACCTGTCTGAGGGTTGCCGCCGGTAAATCCATTTTTGCCCGAGCCGAACTTATCTTTCTGCGCGGTTGATGTATCAATACGATGCATGTTTACTCCGGGTATCTGAAAATGACGTAGGTGTGTGACGGGGCTAGCTTGTTAAGAACACACTCGGCGGTCGTGTCTCCCCACGTTCTGAGGCTGTCGGTGGCGTTGCTGATTGCCGTCATCGGGTTAATCTGGGTGGCGGCGGGCATGTTGACCCGCCAGTAATAGCGCCATTCATCGCTGTAAAGAGAGTCAGTGCAGACTGAAAGACAGGTAAACTGGCTTTTTTTGTACCGGGTGATCGTGACACCTGTGTAACCCAGCGCTTCAAGCTGCTCCAGATAAAAAGCTTCATTGATGCCACCGGCCAGATTCAGCTTTGCATCAAGCCTTTGCCTACGCTGCTGAAGAGTCTGAACACCCGGAGGCGCACAGCTGTCAGGTAATCCGCTGATTTCCTCATATCGGTCTATAAGCTCTGTCACAGAACGCGGATCGGTTTCAAGCATCAGCGCATCACCTCGCCCGTGCAGCTCTGCAAGCGAGGGAGCCAGTCCGGTCAGCAGCAGATCATCTGCATCCCATGCCGGGCCACGCGGCAGTAGTGCGCCCAGCATCTGCCGGTACTGCGCCGCTAAGTCCATAAGATAGTCCCTACCACGCCCAGCTCGCCCTTGCTGATAGTGATGTCAGCATAAGGGCTGACCAGCGTATGGCTGTACTCGCCGGTTGCGATACTGATCGCCTCGCTGATGCGAGATGGCTTCAGCACGCTTTCTGGTCCACCATCGCGCAGCATCATCGAACGCAACTCTGCCTCAACGGCATAGCGAACCGCCGTGGTATCGGGGCTCAGTCGAATCTGGAAGTTAACCGTGTGCGGCGTAGGCGCAAACACATAGATGTCGGCACCAGCCACAGGAGCCAGCGGTTCGATGTAAGCCTGAACAGCCGCAACTGTTGCGGGGTCCGGCACCGGATTAATCAAGTCGCTGTTTGCCACCATCACCCCTACCGTTCCGCGCCCGCTCCAGTGGCGATAAGTCCATGCGCGGGTAATGCCCGCAACCTCTTTAGCCCAAACCTCATAGTCACCGTCAGCGCCACCCTGTGGCGTCCAGTACCAGCGCTCAATAAGACGCGACCGCCATAGTTCTAAGTCTTCGACGTCAGCACCACCCTTAATGCTGTCTGCTACGCCAGCCGAGGTAAGGCCGGTGATCGGGCTGACCAGGCGCATAGCAAGACCGTCATCCGTGTTCCCGGTCGCCCCTGCCGTGTCGCAGACAACAGGCACACGAAGCACGCCACCCGCTGACGTGGCAGCTGCTGAAGTGGTGAATGACACCAGATCGTCACGCTGAATGGTCACCCCTGCGGGTATGGTGATGCCGGCTGTGGCGACCGCCCAACGCGCATAACCTGCCGCTGTCGTGGCTGCTTTGCGCGGGCATCGCTTCATATTGGCATGGCGTGTCAGCCACTCCTCATCGGCAAGGTCCGGCAGCAGGTTACGTGCCAGATAGTCGATATAGCCGTAAACAGTATGTACGGCTGCTGCCTGAACGCGCCCGTATACCTCAGCATCAGTGCGTCTCAGCACTGCCAGCGTCGTATCTGCTGCAAGGCGGGTGAGGATATCGCTGCGAACGGCGGTAATTAACTGAGGGAGTGTCGGGCGGGTAAATCCACTGTCAGCCATTAAGTTCACTCCATAAATCGTCAAAGGAATATGCCGTACGGTTGCCGTCTTTCTGGCTGATAACTACTGAAGCGCTGAGCGTGGTAATGCCGGTTCGCTCAGCCTTCACATCCACCCTTACCGCTACACCATCATCCACCAGCCACTGAAGTGCCTGGCTGATATATTCGCGCGCTTTGAGCGGCGTTTTATTGGTGAGTGTCGTGCGGCTGAGAAGATAAAGGCGGGAACCGATGCGATCATTCTGGACCGTCGGGAAGCTGTCGCCCCACCAGCCGTTATCCTGCTCCGGGCTGTCGTCCGGCTCAGCCTTTCGCCAGGAGAACAGGGAAATAATGACGGCACGGGTCAGTGGGTCAGGTGGCCACGTCACGTCACGCTGGACGCCGTTAATGACAATAATCATGACGCCTCCATTTTCTTCGCTGGCGCGTCAGTGGTGCCGCCGCCTGAACCATTTTCTTTGTGGGTGTGTCCGTTGTAAGCAATGCGCATCGCTGACATGGTCAGGCCGGAGGAGTCGCACTTATCTTAAATTTCACCGGTTGCCTCAATGTCCATTTCAAACCGGGCTTTCGGCGCATTGGTGAAGGTAATCGGCTTGCCTGCGCCATTGACGACAATTCCTGCGCGAGTCAGCGTGACCGACTGCCCCTGATCGTCATATACCGCCACTTCGCCAGTCTTCAGTCCTTTGATGCGATAGCGACGGTCAGAAACGACCAGTACTACTCCGTGTGATCTGTCACCGTCAAAGTAGGCGGCAACAGCCTCAGCGCCAGTCAGCGGAGCAGCGGTAAAACCGTAGGGTTCCATGTGCTCAATATCGCTTTTGCCCTCGCCTCCGGCCATTTCAACCTGAAGCATCTGGCACTTTGTCGCCGTGTTAAGTCCGCGAACGACCGCCCGCGCCAGCAGGTTTGACAGTGCGCGTCCCATACCTGACATCGGGTTAGCCATCAGAAATCATCCTCTTCTTTCTTTATCTTCCGTTTGCCGGGCTTCGCTGGTTCAGGGAGATAAGCATCCGGCGGTCCGACGCGTATTTCAGTCACGGTGCCGTTTTCATCCTGCTGGTAAGTAACCTCGGCGATCACCATCTGGCGATTGTTGAAGCCCAGAATCGGGTCGAAGACGATCACCTGCAGATTGGGCAACCAGAGCGAGCCATCGCCCTGCCGCCAGCCCTGTACGTCGTAGGTCACCTCATCGGTCCGCGCAGCACGCTGGCGCATCTCAAATTCAGCGCGTGCGCTGCAGGTTGCCGTGGTGGCGTTGCCGGTCTGGCGGATAATCATCGGGCGGTAACGCTTCAGGCCGCCATCGATGGTCTTTGAGCGGATAGCCGTAGTTGTGGCCTCGCCAAAGTCGTCGTCGTTACCCTTGCGCTGTCCGGACACCTGATAGTCGCTGAACCGGTCACGGATGCTCTTTTCCGTATCACAGGAAAGAATGTTTTCACCCAGCACCAGCGCAGTATGCGCCTGCTGACTGCCGATGCCGCCGATAACCAGGTTGCCCTGCGCGTTGTCATACGCCAGCGCCTGCTGCAGTCCGAGCATCTTGTTCAGCACGTCCATGACCGTTTCGCCCTGGTCGGCCTGAATTCCCTGAAGCGCACCGGAAGCGCCGCCCGCGTCCACCACCGTGATGCTGAATGGCTTTGCCAGCTCAGCGGCCACCTGCGCCAGCGAACGACCGGCATACTGCTACGGCGTGGCTGAGCAGTCGATGAGGTCAGCCGTTTTACTGCGCCCTGATATTCCCACGCTGATGCTGCGTGCGTCATACCGGACAGGTGTTGCCTCAATGTAGCCGGTCAGCACTTTGTCGGTGCCTATCAGGACTTCAACGAGGTCACCGTTTTTGATGCGATTGCTGAGGTTTGCCTGGTCGGTATCACCGGGCCAGCTGCGGGTGATCTCAACGGTGAAGTCGCGGGCGATACGCTCAATACCGGCAGCGATACGGACCGAAGTCCAGCCGCCCCACTCCTGACCGTTCACCCGCAAAATAACTGTGTTGTTCATCGTACAGGCACCCTCAGTGACTGGACAGGCACGAAACCGGGATGGCGGATGCCGTTACGTGCGGTGATGTCACCGGCGCGGGATGCAGAGTCGTACCAGTCGGCAGCCAGCACCAGTGCAGGGGTTACCTGCGAAGGCGTGCGCTCCGTCATGCGTTCGACCTGCTCCAGGCGGGCTGAGATATCGCGGTTAACATCGGTGCGCACGGTGACCAGCGCCTGATAGAGGCCGTCATCAGAGACGCGCTCCATCTCAAGGTCAATCGCCTCATTGAGACTGTCACGCACCTGCGCGAGATCATCCCATGAAATAACGGTGCCATTGTCCAGAGAGGTGGTGACGCCGGATGATGCGGAAACCGTCGCGATTGCTGTTGTATCAGTATCTGCAGCGGCATTACCTGAGTCTGGCCGTATGTTACTGACGGCAGGATGCGATACCACGACCGGCTGCTGCGGGTCCTGCTGGCGTGTGACGTTGCGGTTTGAAGTCTGCGGCAGGCTGGTTACTGCTGCAGCCGCTTCGCTGATGGCCGTGGTGCGTACCGCCTGCGCTACATAATTGCGCTGCGTAGTCTGCGCCTGAGCAGTTTTACTGTCGGTTTTCCACACCCCACGCGGGGCCAGACCAGAATCAACCGTGACACCGGTCAGGCCCTTAATCATCGACATCAGGTCAGAGGCGTTGCCACTCAGCCGCGTCCCGGCGCGCCACATGGTCTGCAGGCGGTTAACAAAACTCATGCCGCTGGATGGCGGACTGAGCAGCACCGACAAATCACCCTGTAGCAGGCGGGATGCCGCGCTTACGCCTGAATCCACATACTGAAAAGCACTGGTGACGGTACTGAACATGTCACTTGCCTCATCCAGAACGCCGTCCTGCAGAAAATCAGGCATGCCATCCATACCAAAGGCACCGAAAGCCGATGAAATTGCGTCATCCAGAAATGAAACCGAAGAAGACAATTTCTGGCCGGTTGCCAGACCTGCTGTCGGGAAGGATAGCTCGCCCGACTCAATGAAGCTGAAACTGACGCGGCACATGCGGCCTTCATTCTGGGAATGACTGATGCGCACAGCATCGTCCACAACTACGGTCATCTCGCCATAGTAAGGATGAACCAGCGTACAGGAACCCGGCTTTTCAATAGCCTCAATCAGCCGATTGCGCTGCTCAAAATAGTCATCACCAATCAGGTAGGCCTGCACACTGAACCGGCGCGTCGCACGCCCTAAATCTTCGGCCCACGGCTTGTCACGGTTCGGGTACTCATGCACCTGTACGCGACGGCCAAAGGTGGCCTCATCTTCATCTACCTTAAACGGGACGCCCCGCAGCGAGGCATCCTGCAGATTGTCCTTCCAGCTCATAGCTTGCTCCAGGCAATAAAAAACCCGCCGGAGCGGGTTAATGTTTATTTCAGGTGTATCTGTATCGAATAGGAGTCGCCAGTTTTGACGAATACAGAATCCGCATTTTCTTCATGAGACTCAAACCGCTGAACACCTTTAAACTTCTCCAGCTTATTCTGGAATATTGTCCTATTGGTTCCGGTTAGGTATTCATACGCTTTACCAGCCAGTGCAACATTAATCTCATTCATCGACTTGTCTTCATTCGCGAAGAAATGAATGCTTATTCTGTCTGGGCATGGTGGATCGTAAAGGGTAATGTAAAGCTGAGGCTCATATTCAGCCTTACTATTATCACCGAACGCCTCTTCATCCGTTTGCTCTTTTCGGAACGAATACTGGTGCCTCAGCATCCCGCCATCTTTAAAACCTGCACCTTCTCAGGCTTTTTCCCAATTGCAACAATGAAGCCTTTTTCGTTAAAAGAAGGGTAGCATTCACTGGCTGCCACCCCGTTAACAAAAAACAAAGCCATTAAAAATGCAAATAGGCGCATGCAGATATTTTCCTTAATTTGGGGTCGAGAACCGATTATAACCCACATCAAGGTCAAGCCAGGGAAGATTCCCACCTACAGGGGTCACGCGCATTCCTTGCGGAGCATCTTCAAAACTTACTTTGAGCTCCCCCTGTCTTGCAGGCTCCTTAAGCAATGGCGGCATAGTAAGATTTTGGTTTGCCATTTGCGGATTGCTTGTTGAGTTCTGCCTCTGAATTTTAAACCAGTCTCCAGCCCCCCATTCATCTGCTATCGAATCCCAGAACGGCTTCGATTCGCCACTCTTGGTCACCATCTCAGAAGGAACGGATGGAATTTTACCTGGCAATTTTAGGTTACCTGCGTCGAGATCTTTCTGGTTGTTATACCAGCCGCCAGCTTTCCACCTCTTTTTAAATGATTCCCAGAAGGATTCAGTGCCATCCTTCTGGGTTGCGGCATCAGAAATTTCTTCAAGCTTCTTGAACATATACAGCGCGACGGCTATTGATACTGTCAGAGCGCTCAGCTTGCCTATTTTGGTAAGCACAGCGAGAAGACCGCTTGCTTTAGTTGTAGCGGTTGTCAGCGAGCCAATAACCTGAACCGTGAATAATCCGGCCATTACTCCACCAATTCCGGTAATAATGCCGTTCATACCGCCCAAGGACTCTGTTAGGCCGTCTATCTTAGTCCAGACCCTTTCAACTATCGGGCCGAACTTATCCCAGTCAGAAATCAATAAACCGATCCCCAGCGCGGCCAGCCTTAGAAAGACACCCATAGGAGAAAGCTTCAAGCCTTGCCCCAGAATCCCAAGCGCAAAATTAATTCCCAGCAGCCCCAGTTTCATTCCAACAAAGCCAGCGGCAATACCAAATGCACCACGGATGACCTTCGGGTTTTTGTCAGCAAACTCAGTAAAGCGCTCAGACATATCACCCAGCCAGCCCACCAGCCTTTT